GCTAAAGATTACAACCCGTTTGATTTTATGAATGCAGCTTCTTTCTCTAAGGCCAATCTCATTGGTGACGATGAGAACCCAGAAATGACTGAGAAGCTATATGCAGCCTATATTGTGAATAGAGGCTTTGCTAATTTTGATGATACCATTCTACACGCGAATGAAATGAATATGAGACCAGATTTGTTTGCAGCCGCGCAGTTTGATTATTATCGTGGTGCTCTTCGTAAACGAAAGAGATTTTCCAAATGGCCAAAGGCCGATAAAAATGAGGATCTTGATGCTATTCAGACTGTATACCAATGCAATAGAACGATTGCCAAGTTATATCTGAAAGCCTTATCGAAAGATGATCTAAAAACGCTACATGATCGCCTACAGGTGGGTGGAGTCGGTAAATGATAAATACACAGAATGGTACTGTGCCATTTACGACACTACTAACAATTATTATAAAGGTGACTTTTAATCATGGACAACGAGGATATTTTTAGAGGCGTGGGTATTGAAGTACGACTACCAACTGAAGATAGCTTCCTTAAGATAAAAGAGACTCTTACCCGTATCGGGATTTCGTCTCGTAAAGAAAAGAAGCTGTATCAATCATGTCATATTTTACACAAGAAGGGTAGATACTCTATTCTGCACTTCAAAGAGTTGTTTATCTTAGACGGTAAGCATAACACATTCACAGAGGAAGACCAAGCGAGACGAAACACAATCGTTAATCTACTCGAAGAATGGGAACTACTTGAAATAGTAGACAAAGAAAAAACCAAAGAGCCGGTTGCTGGACTCAATCAAATCAAAATTATCTCTTATAAAGATAAAAGTGACTGGGAGCTTGCTGTAAAGTATAACATTGGCAAAAAGTGAGTTGATTATGAATATATTTAAAGTGAATGAGCGAGCTGAGATTCCACAGTTTGCTACAAAAGGTTCGGCATGTTTTGATGTAAGGGCATGTCTACAAAAAGGCCAATATTTAAAATCTTACAACAACTGGAACAAAGAACAAAAGATTCTCGTGAAAGGAGTTGGTGGTGCACAAGATGCATTTCAACTCCCACCGGGAATACGATGTTTAGTACCTACCGGGTTAATTTTTGATATTCCGTGGAAACACGTGTTGAAACTATACATTCGCTCAAGCGTCGCACTGAAGAAAGGTTTGATTCTTTCTAATGGTACGGGCATTATCGATTGTGATTACGTCAACGAGTGCTTCATAATGGTATCAAACGTGACTGATAGTTTGGTGACAATCGAACACGGTGAGAGAATAGCTCAAGCCATGCTTGAAGAAACCATTTCATATGATATCAGCCCAACCGATAAAGAACCACTTCAAAAAACTGACCGTGTAGGTGGTTTTGGTTCAACCGGTGTATAAATAGATTCGTGAGATGCCGATAGGGTCTCACACAATCGATGGGTATATACCATCACTACAATTAAACTCTTGCTTAATATAAGGAGAAACTAATGACTGGTTTAAACATTAACCACCTCACCCCCTTCACTGTAGGTTTTGACAGAATGATTGATCGACTCGAAACGATGTCCGATCACATGAATCGAAACAATACAGGATTCCCGCCCTACAACATTCGTAGACAAGACGACAATTTCTTTATTGATCTGGCACTTGCTGGACTTGATAAGGATGATGTTGAGATAGAAGTAGCAGATGGTAATCTGACTGTTCGTTCCACATGGGATGAGCAAGGTGACTACTTCAATGCCGGTGGAGATATGCTTCACCGTGGTATTTCTTTCCGAAAATTCACTCGTAACTTTTCTGTTGCAGAAGATATTGAAGTGAAAGATGCTCAATTTGTCAATGGTCTTTTAACGATTCACTTGGAACGTGTGATTCCAGATGAGAAAAAGCCCAAGAAGATCAAAATCAATGGTGACAAAACACTCTTAACTGAGTAGTATTTGCAATTTTATTATGGAGATATAATATGGTTTTAAGTGGACGACGTGTACCTTCTATCACATTTCAAACTCGTGTACGAGATGAATCTATCGGTGGTGATAACCCTTATCGCTGGTCGACGCTCTCAACGAACGATATTTGTAATGGAAAAAGAGTGGTAATCTTTTCTTTGCCGGGTGCTTTTACCCCTACGTGCTCTACCTTTCAGGTTCCAGGTTTTGAAGAAAACTATGATCTGATTCGTGAGCTTGGTGTTGACGAGGTCTATTGTGCTTCGGTTAACGACTCATTTGTAATGAATAAGTGGGCCAAAGATCAAGGTGTTGAAAAGATTAAAATGATTCCCGATGGTACAGGAACATTTACTCGACAGATGGGTATGCTTGTAGACAAGTCTAATCTTGGATTTGGTATGAGATCGTGGCGATATGCCATGGTAGTGAAAGACGGTGTAATAGAAAGGTTCTTTGAAGAGCCTGGTATGAGAGATAATGCGACTGATGATCCTTATGGAGAAACTGCTCCACAGGTGATCATTGACTATTTGAAGTTACACAGCTATTAAGAAAAGTGGCTAGTTTGGGGGAGCTTCGGCTCCCCTTTTTTTATCCACCCAATCCTATTAAGCCACCCGAGGGTCCTATGAATGGAGCATTTACAGTAGTCTGTGAGCTAGAACCACCATTGTAAGTTGTCGTTGGGCCAACCACATTATTGACTGTCTGCAGCACCATAGGTGCTTGATTAGCCGTTGTTGCAGCCGTGACAGTACCGAGCATATCATTAAGGAGTGGGCTCACCAAACTGCTCATACTGTTCATAAATTGTTGAGTTTGCTTTTTCTTTTCTTCGGGTGACATCTCAAGCGTTGTGATTGTTCTTTGTATCGCCTCAGCATCTGCACCAGATTCTATTGCTGTTTTAATTGTTTGATCTTGTTGTCCTTGCAATCGTAGAATTTCACTCAAGCGTTCTTTATCAAACTCGGCCTTTGCTCTTTGATAGGCTGTGTCGCTCTCACCTACACCTCTAGGATTTGCCTTTTTCCTTTGAGCTCTAAATTCTTTATCTGTCAATTCATCAATCTCTGCCTGAATTTCTCTTGCAGAATTTTGTGCTGCCTCTGTTGCAGCTTTCTTAATTGCTGCCTTTTCTGCTTCTACGATATCCCTCTGAGCCTGAATTGCATCATTTCCAAGGCCGATATTTTCG